GGCAAAACATTTCAAAAGTTGTGCGAGGAATCCGGCCTAGGGCTGGTGGCTTCACATGGCGCTATGAGTAAGGTTCAGAGACTATCCCGCAAGGGAGTAGAGAAGCAAGTTTATGGCTTTTCGAAGCAGTACTCACCCGTAAAGGGTGGTGATATAGTCCGACACCCGTGGAAACATGGGAGTAGTTTTACGAACTACGTAACAGTTGCATTAGAAGATCGCATCTCTGCACTCACCACGAAAGACCCAAACAAACTTACAGTCTACTTGGAAGGATTCGACGGGCACAGTCTACGAGCACAAGCTTACTTTGGTGAGGCAATGCTTGACATTGAACGTGCCCCGGAGGGGGCTAAGTGTTACAAAGCAATGCTTGGAACCAAAGAAATCTATTTCCATGAACATGAAATCATCATGTACATGGGAAAGAGAGTGACAGGTGCTGAGTTATATCAGCTACTGTCTAACTAAACTGCATCTCCATGAGGGGATGTTTTTAACTGTGCACAACATGAATCAACAAAAAACAATCTTTGACACGCCCCAACAAGAGTACATTGCTAAAAGTAAGTACGCACGCTATCTTGACAGTGAAAAGCGGCGTGAATCTTGGGATGAAACTGTGGAACGTTACTTTAGTTTTGCTCAAGAACACATCACTGAAAAATTCCCCCAAGCATTAACCAAATGGTTAGAAGTTGCATCTACTTTGGAGACTGATGTTTATACACTGAGGACTATGCCCTCAATGCGTTTACTGATGACTGCAGGTGAAGCAGTTAAGCGTAACAATATCGCTGCATACAACTGTCATTATGGTGCCATTGATAAAGTTCGCAAATTCAGTGACATGTTATTGATCTTGCTGCACGGTACTGGTTCTGGATTTTCCTGTGAACGTCAGTTTATTACCAAGCTTCCTGCTATTCCTGACACTATCAATAAAACTGATGATGTGATTGTGGTAAAAGACTCCAAAGAAGGTTGGGCAAATGCTTTCAGTATTCTGCTGCGTTACCTCTACCAAGGTGCTGCACCTCAAGTAGACTATTCCAAAGTACGTGCTAAAGGCGCTCGCCTGAAAACTTTTGGTGGTCGTGCTTCTGGACCTGAGCCTTTGAAACGGCTCTTTGATTTTGTAAGCAACTTGTTTATCAATGCGGCTGGTCGGAAACTCACATCACTGGAAGTGCATGACATTTGCTGCCTCATTGCTGACATTGTTGTGGTGGGTGGTGTTCGCCGTAGTGCTTTGATCAGTCTGAGCAATCTGTCTGATCAACGTATGCGTGACGCCAAAGAAGGTCAGTGGTGGATTTCACATGGTCAACGTGGTTTGGCCAACAACTCTGCTGTTTACACAGAACGTCCTGAAATTGAAATCTTTATGGCTGAGTGGTTGTCCCTCATCAAGTCCAAATCTGGTGAGCGTGGTATCTTTAACCGTGCTGCTGCTAAAAAGCAGGCTTCTCGTTGGAATCGTCGTTCTGCTGATTACGACTATGGCTGTAACCCATGTTCAGAAATTCTGCTTCGCTCCAATCAGATGTGCAACTTGACTGAGGCTGTAGTTCGTTTTAATGACACCTATGAAACATTGGCTGCAAAAATTACTGTAGCAACCATCATGGGAGTCTATCAATCCACTTTGACAGACTTCAAAGGTGTTGACCCAGAACTACAAAAGAACTGTGAAGAAGAGCGTTTGCTTGGTGTATCTATGACAGGTGTGATGGACCATCCAGTCCTTAACAACGTCAATGATGTTGCCGTGGAATGGTTGCAAAAGCTTCGTGATCTAGCTCGTGCAGTAGCTACTGAATGGGCTGGCTACTTTGGCATCAATGTTTCTGTGGCTATCACTTGCAACAAACCTTCTGGCACTGTTGCTCAGTTGACCAATGCTGGTACAGGTGGCCTGCATCCTCGCTTCGGTCAGTACTACATACGTACTTATCGCCAAGATAACAAAGACCCTCTCACTCAATTCTTAAAAGATCAAGGCATTGCTTGGGAACCAAGTGTGATGAAACCTGACACTGAGACAATCTTCAGTTTCGTGGTTAAGTCACCTGAAGGTGCAGTGATGCGTGATGATCGTACTGCTATTGAGCAGCTAGAGCATTGGTTGATGTTTCAGCGTCATTGGTGTGAACATAAGCCTTCCATCACCATTTACGTGCGTGACCACGAATGGCTGGAAGCTGGTGCATGGGTGTACAAACACTTTGATGAAATCTCTGGTGTGAGCTTCTTGCCTCACGACAATGGCTCTTACCGCCAAGCACCATTCCAAGAAATCACCAAAGAGGCATACACCGAGTTTTTGGCCAAGTACCCCGGTACGATCAACTGGGATCAGTTCATTGAACTGGATGACCAAACTGAAGGCTCACAAGAAATGGCCTGTGTAGCAGGACTCTGTACAATCTAAACCCAAAACAAGACCCGGTTAACTCCGGGTTTTGTTTTGTTGGTTCCAGAACCAAGGAAATAAATGCTAACTGTTGATAATACGCTTGCCTCGGTGCAAGAAGTTTCGCGCAGTGAACATGATGTTCATCGCATTAATTCAATCGAAGTAATATATAAAGGAGAACGCCAAAAGAGTAAAGCCCCAACCTTCGCTCTTACCCGATGGTCGCCCACTGCGTAAGTAGTGGGCGACTAAGGGAAATAAACCTATCAAGGTACTTGGTCAACTCTGGTTAAAAACTGCGGGTTTACCCCTGCTGTTGCTCATCAAATTGAAAACAGTTATCTCAAGCTTTATACCGTGAGTACTGCTTGGGTGCAAAACAAACTTGATGGTGCAGCCAAAGATGGTTATATCACTGGTGCATTTGGTTTACGTGTTCGCACACCATTACTTGCTCAAGTTATTCGTGGTAATCGTCAGACACCACGGGAAGCAGAAGCTGAAGGACGTACTGCTGGTAATGCTCTTGGCCAAAGTTGGTGTTTGTTGAACTCTCGTGCATGGGCAGCAACCATGAAGATTGTTCGTGATAGTAAATATGCTGAAGCAATTCGACCTTGTGCACAAATCCATGATGCTGGTTATGTGCTTATCCGAGATGACGTGGATGCACTAATGTTTTTAAACAAGCATCTGGTGCGTGAAGTCAATTGGAATGATCACCCAGACATTTATCACCCCACTGTTGGTTTAGGAGGTGAACTGTCTATTTTCTATCCAACATGGGAGGATGAAATTGGCATTCCCAACAATGCCACGGAGAATAAAATCATCTCCATTGTTACAAAAGCAATGTCATGATTAACTTCATCAAAAAGAATTTCGTATTCTTTGTTTTGCTTGGTTCCGCTGCTATTGCATTGTCTGCATTCGACCAAAAAATGACTGCACTTGTGATGGTTTGCGCCAGCATATTCACCCTAAAATAGACGTTTATCGTCTTACATCACAGGAGCCAAACGGCTCCTTTTTCTGTCCTTACTGTAAAGAAATCTTATGACACAAACTGCTTCTGAATCCACGACCCAAAAACACTACTTTCTAATTGCTGGCAATGTGGTTTACAAAGTCGATGGTGGAACCAAGGATACTAATCCTATGGGCATTATCACCCTCAACGGCCTGATCACTTCAGACACACAGACACTGGGGGTTACCCATCTAAACGAAGCACAGCAAGTGCTGCAGCATCATTTCCGTGTCAAAACGGAAGACAACAGCATTGAAATCGCTGACGTGATCATCTTAAATGTCGTGTATCTCGGTTTTCAATCCGAAAACGAATTCAACAATCTTAACTTGACTCCCGTACAGTAATGTTAATACCTGAACCAACCAAATTAACTGGCGGCAAAGTTAATTACTACTTGGTGCAGGTGACATACCCTCAACGTGAAACTCAAGCGCCATATCAAGCAGAATGTGAAGACATTATTCGTGCCTTGAATATGACGTTTGATGAGGGTTGTGAATTCAAAGCTATCTGGCGTACTGCTGCTGCTCGTTTGGGCAATGGCAAGCCGGGTCAAGCTGCACAATATGACGCTGAAAAACGTGTCCATTACGCCACCGCTTCTTTACTTCAATATCAAAAGTCAACATGAAAATCACCAACAATCAGGACATTGCCCTGCCAATGGCAATCTGGTTACTCAACGATGAGTATGACTACATTGACAACCCCAATTACATCAGTGTGACTACGCTGATGAAGCCAGTCAAACAAATTATTTTGGCTCAACGTGTACCTGCTGAAAGCAAAGGGTTTGACTTGTCAGATTTGATCGCCTCTCGTATGGGTACTGCTTTGCATGACTCAATTGAGAAGGCCATTAATACCAACATGCCTAAGGCATTACAGTTGCTTGGTTATTCCAAAGATGTGATTGGACGGATTCTCGTGAATCCAACCCCTGAACAGGTTTCTTTGGTTCAGCACCCTGTTGTGTTGTGGACAGAACAGCGCACCATAAAGGACGTGGGCAAATGGACTCTGGGTGGTAAGTTTGATTTGGTTGCCGATGGCATCATTCAAGATTACAAATCCACATCTGCCTACTCATGGATGTACGGTAATCGTAATGAAGACCATCGTCTGCAATTGAGCATTTACAAATGGCTGAACCAAGGCAAGATCACTGAAGATTACGGCATTATCAATTACATCTTCACCGACTGGATGAAGTCATCTGCTGCTCAGAATCCAAAGTATCCACCATCACGGCTCATGTCCAAGACCTTGGTGCTGACTGAACCACACTTGATTCAATCTTGGGTTGAATCCAAGCTTGGTCTACTGGACAAGTACAGTACTGCTGATGAAAAGGACATTCCTGAATGTACTCCTGAAGAACTCTGGATGAGTGAATCAGCATTTAAGTACTACGCTGACCCTAGCAAAACAAGCGGTAAGTCGACAAAAAACTTTGACACGTTGGCTGAGGCCAATTTGCACTGTCTTACCAAAAAAGTAGGCATTGTCAAAACCATTCCCGGTGAACCCAAGAGGTGTAGCTACTGCCCTGCTTTTGAAGTGTGCAAACAAAAAGATCGTTACAACCTCACCCCTTAAGGAAACAAAATGATTGACTTAACTGGCACTCAACATCATCCTGCAATGGAGGAGATAGTTGAAGTTTTATGTGCTAAGACTTCAAACACGGACAAAGGATTTTTCCGTACTGAAGCAGCTTACTTCTTTGGCAAGATGGCTGCAGCAATGCGTGCCACTATCCTGACCAAAGATCGTGGCGAGATTCCTGTCAATATCTATGCATTGGCTTTGGCAACTTCTGGTTTTGGTAAAGGCCATTCTGTTCACATCTTTGAAAACGAATTCCTTGCTGGCTTCAAGAAACGCTTCATGGAAGATACCTTCCCCACAGTGGCTGAAAAAAATCTGTGGGACATTGCCAATGACAAAGCTGCCCGTAATGGCACTGATCCTCAAGAGGAATTTGATAAGGTAGCCAGCGCATTCAAACGTGCTGGTGCTTACCCATTCACATTCGACTCTGGCACTACGCCTGCTGTAAAACAACTGCGTAACAAGCTGTTGATGGCCAATTGTGGCTCCATCAATATGCAAGTTGACGAAATTGGTTCCAATCTTGAAGCCTCAGACGAATTGCTGAAGCTGTACCTTGAGTTGTATGACCAAGGTATCGTCAAGCAAAAGCTGACCAAGAACACACCTGAAAGCCAGCGTGACGAAGAGATTGACGGCAAGACACCCACCAATATGCTGTTGTTTGGCACTCCTGCCAAATTGCTAGATGGTGGTGCTACTGAAGATGCTTTTTACAGTATGTTGGATACAGGCTATGCACGTCGCTGCATTTTTGGATACGGGAACCAAGACCGCAAGGCCAGTCATTCCCAAACACCTGAAGAGAGCTACCAGAAGCTGATTCAACCTCAGAACTCTGTCATCGTGGCTAAGTGGGCCAACTGCTTTCACACACTGGCTGACCCTGCCCGCTTTGGCTGGGAAATCGAAGTGGAAGATGACGTAGCAATCGAATTGATTCGCTACAAAATGAACTGTGAAAAAGTTGCAGATGCTCTAGCTGACCACAAGGAAATCCAGAAAGCTGAACTGTCACACCGTTACTTTAAAGCCTTAAAGCTGGCTGGTGCATACGCATTTATTGATGGCTCCAACAAGCTTGAACTGGTCAACTTGAAGCAAGCAATTCTGCTTGTTGAGGAATCTGGTACAGCCTTTCAAACCATCTTGAACCGTGAGAAAACTTACGTCAAGTTGGCCAAGTACATTGCTGCTGAAGGTACAGATTTAACCCATGCTGACTTACATGAAGCACTACCTTTCTACAAAACAGGTAGTGCAGCGCGCAATGAAATGATCAGCTTGGCTACAGCATGGGGCTACAAGCAACACATTCTGATCAAGAAGACTTATGTGGATGGCATTGAATTCTTCAAAGGTGAAACTCTGAAGGAAACTGACATTGCAGAAATGCACTTAGCCTACAGTGAGCACTTTGCTTACCACTATGAAGGTGTTGTTGCACCCTTTGATCAACTGCATACGTTGACTCAAGAGCCTGACTTGCACTGGACTAACCACACATTTAAGAACGGGCACCGTGCTGAAGAGAATGTGATCATTGGTTTCAACATGATTGTGATTGATGTGGATGGAGGTACGCCTATTGGTTTGGTTCATGACTTACTTAAGGAATACAAGTTCATGACTTACACAACTAAACGTCACACAGACGCAGAGAATCGCTTTCGTCTGATCATCCCAATGAATTATCACTTGGAATTAGATGCTGATGACTATCGTGACTTTATGAATGCCATTGTTGAATGGCTACCTTTTCAAACAGATGAGGAAGCTAATCAACGCTCACGCAAGTGGGCATCCAATGACAAAGGCACTTATCATTACAACCTTGAAGGGGAACTATTTGATGTCCTGAGATTTATTCCCAAGACTGCAAAGAATGAGGAATTCAAAAATGAAATGAAAAAGGTCGAGTCTATGGACAACCTTGAACGCTGGTTTGCCCAACGTATTGCTTCAGGTAATCGCAATAACCAGATGGTCAAGTTTGCTTTGACATTAGTAGACAGTGGTATGGACTTCTATGAAGTACAGAAACAAGTGCTTGCTTTTAACAAGAAGCTTAATAATGCACTAGCAGTTTCAGAAATTGAAAACACAATAATGCAGACAGTAGCTAAGAAAATTGCTGGAAAATAAACCAAGGAACCAAATGAATAAAGTGATTGTTTTGTTTGGTTCTAAACCTTAGGAAATATATGACAGAAGAAGTCACACCCAATGACCAACTAATTGCAGTCGTAGGATATTCATCCACTGGTAAAAGTGCCAGTCTCCGTAACATTAAAAACCAAGATCGTTGGGTTTATCTCAACTGTGAATCCGGTAAACGCTTGCCATTCAAAAACAAGTTTAACCGCATTACAATCACTGACCCAATGGAAGTGATCAGTTACTTTCAAGAAGCGATTGATAATCGTGATGATGTTGAAGGCATCATTGTAGACTCTTTGACTTTCCTGATGGAAATGTATGAGTCACAGTATGTACTGACTGCAACTAATGGGATGAAAGCATGGGGAGATTACCAACAATACTTTAAAACCATCTTGCAACAACTTGTACCTAATTTTGGTAAGCCAGTTATTTTCACTGCTCACGTCAAAGACGAAACAGATGAAAAGACACTGGACAGCAAAACATTTATCCCTGTTAAAGGTGCTCTTAAAGGGGTAGGCATTGAAGCTTACTTCTCCTGCATTGTGTCTTGCAAGCGTCTTCCTCTGAAGGACTTGAAAGACTATACCAATGACTTGCTTCCCATCACTACAGATGATGAGATTCAAGGCTACAAACACGTATTCCAAACTCAACTGACCAAGAAAACAGTTGGTGAACGAATTCGTGGACCAATGGGTTTGTTCACTCGTGCACAAACCTACATCGACAATGATTGTCAACTTGTGCTGAATAAGCTGCATGAGTTTTATTCAGACGATCAATAACCAACCATGAACCAAGAAAGAAAATACCATGTCATTTTTTAAAAACCTCTCCTCTGATGGCCTTGAAAAACAAGAAGATCGTGTCGGCGGTGGTGGCCTATGGGACACTGGTGTCTATGATGGCCGTGTCAAGATGGCTTATGCTGGTGCCTACAAATCCGGTGCACAGTTCATTGCTCTGATTTTGGCTGTCGGTTCCCGTGAGTACCGTCAACAAATCCTGATCACCAATGGCAAGGGTGAAAACTTCTACGTCAAAGACGGTAAGAAGCTTCCTCTTATGGGCTTCAGCATGATCGACAGTCTCTGCATGTTGACCACTGAAGAACCATTGGCCAGCCAAGATGTTGAAGAGAAAATCATCAGCATTTACGACTTCGATCAAAAGAAAGAAGTCCCAACTGCCATGCCTGTGCTGGTTGGTTTGCTCGATAAGCCAATCACCTTTGCTATTGAAAAGCAATTGGTAAACAAGCAGGAAAAAGACAACGCAGGCAACTACGTTGATACGGCTGAAGAAACAGAAAAGAATGAACTGCAAAAGTTTTATCACACGGAAACCCTGCTGACCATCACCGAAGCTGAACAGGGCCTGGAAACTGGCGTGTTCTATCACAAGTGGATTGAAGCCAACACTGATGAAAATGGTGTGGGCAAAGTTCGTGATCGTCGCAATAAGAAAGGTGGTAGCTCTGCTACGTCAGGTAAACCACCTGTACCGGGTACTACCCCATTTGCTGCTGGTGCACCAAAGAAATCTTTGTTCGGTAAGAAAGCTTAAGTACTTACTATAATTATTGATTGTTGAGAGTATGCTTGCGTATTCTCAACTTTTGATCACAATTATGTGGGTACTCTCGCTTCCACTGTCCATTCAACAAAGTAAGACTAAAGTCTTTCAGTTAAACCTAAACATTTATCGGAATGCTCACCACCAAACGTTGAATAAAGTGAAGATAAGCTTTCAAGAGAAAGTGGCACCCCTACTGAAGAATCTACCACCACTTCAACAAATCTCACTATCTTATGAACTGTACCCAAAGTCTTACAGACTGTGTGATGTGGCCAATATTTGTAGTGTCGTGGATAAATTCTTTAGTGATGCTTTAGTCAATCTTGGTTATATAGCAGATGATAACTACCAACATGTACTTGGAGTTCAGTATTTGTTTGGTTCTGTAGATAGTAAGAACCCCCGTGTCGAAGTCACCATTAACCCTATAACTTAGGAAAAATTATGCAAATCATCCTTCCGCAATCTGAACTTGAACAAGCAATCACTGAGTATGTGCATGGCATCATGAACATCAAAGATGGCAACACCATGACCATCGACCTAAAAGCTGGCCGTGGTCTTGATGGCTTCACAGCTACTGTAGATATTGTCAAAACGGGTACGGTCATGCCTGCCAAAACTGTAGTGCCTGCAGCCGTGATCCCTGTGACTACGCCTGCACCAATTAAGCTGCCTGCACGTACTACCAAAGAAGAAGCTTCTGTAACTGAAGAAAAAACTGTTGACGTGGGGGCTACTCCTGTGGCTGACAAAAGCGAGCAGCAAGAAGTTGCTGCTGAAATCGAAACGGAAGTTGCCGAAACTACCCCCGTTGTGCGTCGTCCACTCTTCGGTAGTCTGAAAAAACCTGAGTAATCGGCATGAAAGCCACCCTGTACGCTGTACTAGTGTTGGCTGCTGTGCTTGCCGTTACTGCAGCCATCATTGCTATTGCGCCCTATGTAGCAATTATTTTGGTTCTAGGTTTAATTGTGTATGCCTTCGTGCATAATGCAAAAGACACATCGGAATAGACGGTGCGGGTTATTTGGGCCCCCGTAATAATACCAAATGACTCTTCGGAAAGACGAAGACCACTCAATGAACAAACTGTCGTGGAGCCAAGCCCAATTTTTGATCCCCCCAAGTAATTGGATAAGCACACAAAAGCATAAGCTGGGATACTAAAGAATTACAGTCTGCTCATTAAGTGGTAGTTCGATTCTATCTCGTTTGTCGAGGCTTGGTAGGAAGTGAGTCAGGTTCGATTCCTGATGATTAGGGTACTACTCGTAGTACTAATTCTGGGAACAATGACACGATTGACTGGCGTAAGCAGTCTAAAGACACGTGGGAGAGCCAGTTGTGGTGTGCTATGAGTAACGGCAATTGAATCCGTTTCGATCCTACAAACTCTAGGTGCAAGAAATAGCGGGTCAATTTTATGTTGGCAATAGGCTCTCTTTGCAAACGTCAGGACACCAAGCAACGATCATATCTTGCCACCGTCACCTAGTATGTAGACAAGATTGGATAGGTTATCTCGCTGGATTTTCAGAACAGATTCGCGGTCTGCAACGTCTCATCCTTAAAATTTCAATATGCCAATCTTGCCTTACCTTTAGTTCACCATCTGCCACCAAGGATTCATTGTTGGTGCACGGAATCCCATACCCGGCCCAATTGAATAACCAAGAGTGTCACCAGCAGCTTTGGCTAAAAAGTTGTCTTCCAACGGGGAACCAACAGGACCAAACACTTCAGGCACTGGCATAAAATTACTCATCAAAGCGTGTACAGGGTTGTTACGCATCATGCTGATTGCCACTTTGGATGAACGCAACTTGAAGTTGTAGAACCAAAGCATACCCATCTGTTCCAGATACCCACGGAATCTACCGGGTAGACGATCATAGTTCACAAATTCCTCTGTGATTCGTGCCATTGCTTCAGCAGGAGTTTTCTTTTGGCGAAGCACCATATCATCGTACATAAGTGCTTTACCTAAGAAATCACCATACTGAACAGCCTTTTGCAGCCCTTGGAACAACGCAGTGTCTTTGGTGATGTATGCGTACCTGCCAGCATTGCGAACAGCCTCTGGCAGCTTGTCTACCTGCTTCTCAATGTACTGGTGCCAACGTCCTTGGCTCAAGTCAACATCATCATGGGTCAGTCCCACATCAGAAATGGCTGTGAACTCACCAGCTTCAATCAATGGCCAAATGGTCAAGCGACGTTGAGCATCTTTCAATGACTGAATCTCAGCTTCCAGTTTGAGTGTTTCATTGGTTGTCTTGGCTGCACGCAGTTCAGCTTCAGCATCCACTTGACGCAAACGGTTCTTCACGTAAGACTCAATCTCAGCAGTCTTGGCAGGAGCTTTGCGCAACACATCTTTCACTGGTACGCCACGAGCTACCAATTGTCCCAAATTGGAAATCAAATTCAATGCGGGGACAATGACAGACTTCACAACAATAGTGGTACGGGCATCAGACATAAAGCCTTGAACAAACTTCTCAGCCGTAAGCAAACGACTGAAGGCTTGATTCCCCATCACACCCAAAGCAACCTTCTGAAACACTTTCTGTGTCTCGTCAGAGAAGCGACTATTGCCAGTCCAAGCATCACCCACTGATGCGGTACGGTAGCCAAAAGCATCAAACACCATATCACGACGCACCCAAAATTCATCCGTATTTCCCGTAGCTGCAAGCATGTATTCACGCACAGCAGTAGGCATTAACTTCAAAGCATCAGCAAGGATTTTATCCTTTGGATCAAAAATATTCACATACTCAGACCCACGATTAGCCTTCTTATCTTTCTCATACATCTGCACCATGTTATCAACCAATTTGTTGTTGATTTCATTAGCCATTGCTTCTTCAATTTGACGACCACGCCACACACCAAGCATTTGATGCAGCTTGTTATTACTCTGTAGTCGTTCCAATTGAACAGGGTCAACAGAGCGTTCATAAGCAAACACTGTGCCTTGTTCATCAAAGATCGGCATCAAGTGTTCATTGGTTCCTTTTTCAGCACCCATTGCAATACGCTTGGACAGTTTGGCTACATAAATGGGATCAGTAATCACACCTGCAGTTAAACCTTGTGTAAAGCCATGTACTGCACCAACACCATTAGCAGTAATGTTCACATTTTGCATAATGCCTTGGTTGAATGTCCCACGGGTAGGTGCATTATTAAAGTAATAACCACGTTTTACCACAATACCTTCAGCGCCAGCACCGTTGTAATCACCCACACGCACATAACTCATAGCTTTAAGCCGTGCATCTTGAGCATCATCAGCCACAATCAGAGACATACCCGAAGATTGAACTGAAGGGATGTATCCTTTATAGTGATTAAATTTGGAACCACCATACTGCAGAGCTTTAGCAGTCTCATCAGAACGTTGTTGTTTCAAATACATGAAAGTAAATTCCAAACCTTCATCTTGAACCAAAGAATTAAAGGCATCACGCTCATTCTGTTCCATATCACGCAGAGCATACAGAGATACGAGTTCATCAATATTCTTAACCAGCGATGGGCTAGGTGCTTTGTTCTGCACAAGGTAAGCAATAGCCCCTGCATTACGCAACAAATTATTCCCCACAATACCTGTCTTCATGTACTTGGCTAACTGTGCAGCTTTGGTCAGATACCTTGGAGCCACAGCACCAAGCTCTGCCCGGATTGCATCTTCTCGTGTCTTGATTTCACGAGCAGTCTGTGCCTTATTGCGAACCAACTCAACAATATCAGCAAAAGGCATATCCAAAGCTGCCATATCAGTCTTACCCATTGCACGATTCAATTCAGTCCATACTTCATCAGTAGGAGCAATTTTGAATGTCTTGGTCAATTTGGTAGGCACATTCTCACGAAACTCCTGACGAACAGCAGCAACAGTAGAGCGTACTTGTTTGATCATGTCGTAAATATTGGCATTAGAGGCCACACGTCCAAGCATGTCATTGGCAAAATCTCGTAGGGGTTGTAAACCATTACGACTGTTCATGGCAGACAGTAGACCTTCAGCCATGAATGCAGAAGTCTTGTCTGACAAACTACCTGACAATACTTTCACAATACCAGCAGCACCAGACACTACTTTGAAATTGGACTTCTCCATCTTGTCGCCCAAGGCAACACCAGCAGTAGCTGTGGCACCAAGCTTTTCTACAGCGTAATCATTGGTAATATCTACCCACCCACCAAACTTGTTGCTCACCATCCCTAGGATGCTAGTCTTCTCTGCATTGTTGGCCACAACATTACTCTGAAGATTATCAATAGCCTGTGTCACTGTATCAGTGGACTTCACACCAGACAAACGATCAGACAATGCTTCCATTGCTTCAGTGCCATAGTTACGCAAGTAAACATCCAGTGTTGAGCCAGTGTTCTTAACTACTTCAGGCATGTTCATCTTGGACAAAATAGAACGAAAACCAGCATCAGTCGTAGCCAATGCTAGAAACACGGGCATCAGCGAGCTACGGCCCAGAGCATCTTTCACAAGCCCAGTCTTACCCATGATCACGTCATACTTTTCTTGAGCATAAAAACGGTCCACTGGGTCTTGCAACTCAGGATTGTTCATGAAGTCTTCAACTTCTAACTGCTTAGTCACATGGTTATAAAGCTCTTGTGCTTTAGCCATTGATGCAGGATTGATTACTGCTTCTGTTGCCAATGCTGCCACCACAGTTTGAAAAGTACTTTTCCCTTGTTGGTTCATTGGGAATGCAGATTCAACAGCCAATGCTAAATTGGTTGAGTAAATAGCAGCATTCATTTTCTTTGCTTGGTTTTTCAGACCAGCAAACAAAGGAGTCATCATTGACAAATAGGTACTTTGAATTTGGTTCAAGCGAGCATCATTACCATAACTGTTGGTGTGACGCAGAATCAAATCCTGTCCTTCTTCAGTTGCTGAAGGTTGTTTGCGGGTAGCAATCAATGTAGTGTTGAAACGCACAGCATTGAAAAAATCTCGTGGCAATTTGTCAGGAGAAGAACCAAAGAAAATACGGCGAATTGCGTTGACTGTTGCCCGTGTAAACTTTTCAAATGCACGGAAAGTAGCAGGGGTAGCTTTACCCAATTCAATCAATGCACTGTTGGTTGTGGCCCAAGCCATCAACTCATTCAACTCAGCAGCTTCACCATATTCCATCTTGGCAACAGCCATTGAATTGATAGCTTCACGGTAAGCACGTACTTGCTCAGTAGTCCAAGTTGCTTGGTCATTGCTCATGATCTTGAACTGATCACGCAGTGCTTGCAGATGCTCCACAGCAGTAATGGTTACTTTGTCTTTGTTGGTTCCACTCAGCACGCTCTGCACCTTTTCAAAGGTAGCAGCGTGCACCAACTCATGCACCCAGACTTCAGGATTGGTCGAAGCAATGTAGACACGTTTGTTTTCAATGTCAGTCACACCATTAGAAGAACCAAGCAAACCACCAGTCTCAGCATTGATGTCTTCAGGAGAGGCCACAATGATCACGTAATCACGCATGGCAGGACTACGCAAAGCTTGCTTGGCTGTTTCTTGTAAGTCAGCGGGCAACTTACTAATCTCAGTCAACATACCTTCAAAGGTGTACATGATGCGGGGCATCGGTGTGCTGTTACGTCCTTCAAGCTCTGCAGAAACAGATGCATTAGCGCCACGGTGAGCTTGTATTTCGGTCAGCTTCTGTTGATAAATCTCATTGAGGCGAATCACTTGAGCTTCAGGAGCCAAGGCAGAAAGGTTTTCCCCTTGGTTCTGAAATGGTGCTTCAGCAGAAGCCATCTGATCAATGGAATGAGACACAGTTTGCATCGTCAAATGCCGTGCTTCTACTTGGTTGGCCATGTGCTCCACCTCACTCAAGATGTATTCCAGACCATCTTTCATGTCCAAACTTGGCAACCCAAAGGATACAAAAATACGCTCTACGGCTTTGATTTCATCTTCGGTGGCAGATTTCATTGCCTCTTCAATATTGCCCAGTGCAGCCTTGAAACTGTCAGCCACAGCACGCATCGGGTTGCCTTGCCAAGTCTCTGCCACAGCAGTGTTGGCTTGCAGTGAGCCTTCCTTAATCTTATCAACAGGAATATTCACACCGTCAAAAATCTTCAGAGTGCCTTGAATGGCATCCTTCATCAGACTCATGGTTTGCATCATCAAACCATCACCCATACCAATGTTCAGGAGTGGGGAACCAGCCACACCAGAATCTGCAGGTGCAAATACAGATGCTTTCATCTCCAAACCATTGTTCAATGCACGAGAGAAATCAGATGCCTTGACTTGACTCTGTGAAGTACTAGCAATCAGAAACTCTTGAGCTTTAGTCTTGACCGTAGGAAACTTTTTAATCAGTTCTTGCATGATCAAGCTCTGTTCATTCTTGCTCAGAAACAGTGTATCGGGGCGTTGAAACTTTACCAGTGCATCAGCCACTGCTTGTTTGAATGCAGCCTGCAAACCGATTGACTGAACCTGTGTAGCGATTTGAAGCATTTTGGCTGTTGCCATAACTTCAGCACCAACAGTCTGCTCAATGCCTTGACGCAATGGCTTCACAAACAGAGTTAACATGTTCTCTTGTAATGCTGCAAGTTGTGCACCACTCACCTTAAACAATTGTGGATCACCCACACGAATAGGTGTAGTCATGTTCCTGACAAGAGCATCAAATGGGTCAACAGAATGTGGTACGTTGAAATGCTTATCTTTCTTGGATGAATAGACCACAATACGTGTGGACAACTGAACCAAAGCATTACGGAACTCGGTCAATGCTGCGTCAGGATTTGTATGAGTAAGCCCAAACATTGCTTGTGCAAATGTCAACTCAGCACCAGTGGAATCCTTTTCATAATTGGCCTGCTTCTGCATTGCTTCTGACATCTTGGCATAAATAGCATCCAGCAGTTCACCAGTTACTTTGTTGGCAATACCACGTTCACCAGAACCATAAATGGTAATGGTTAAAGGATTCTTTGCAACACCTCGGGTAAGAGTAACGTCACCACCTTCACTAACAGTAATGTCCTTGATAAATGTACTCATCAATTTCATCAAGGTAGTCATTTGTGCACCAACACCATCTTTATCAAGATTGGCTTTCAGTGCAAGACGTGCTATATCAAATTGTTTGGTAGCTTGTCCATACAAGTCAACACCATCAGTTTTACGGTGTTGGTTGGCAGTTTGATTAGGTGTTAAGTACAGACCACCTTTGGCAATATTTTGAAGCCAATTCAAATTGAATCGGCCAGCAAACAGATTCACCATCGCATTAATAGGACCATTAGTCATACCGTCTGCTTCAACGTAAACATTGGTTGTGTACTCTGTACCATCAAAGCCATCAGCTTGTGTACGAGCATAGTCAACAATGGCATGAAGACCCATGAATGTACCTTTAGCAAGAGGCATCAATTCCTTAAGTACTTCTTCAGCATCCTTATCTAATGTTCCAGTCTCATTGAACTTCAGCATCAGATCGACTGCAGGCTTCAGCTTGCCATCAAGCAGTGCTTTTGCTTCAGTAACAGAATCTTCAATAGGCTTTGTGTGCACTTTGATGCCAAGCATCTGTGCTACTGCCAGCATATAGCCGTTGTAGTCATCAGCATTGTTCAAATCAATAGTTGCTGCATTGGGCATCAATGCTTCACGTACCAACTTAGATGCTTGAGGATTCTGTTTACCCAACATCTGCATACGACCAGCACGACTCATGCCATAAGCAAAACGTGCTGACAGTCTATTCAGGGGCACACCATTTGCATCAGCAATATTCTGCATCTCTTCAGCACGACCAAGCAGTGATTCAAATGCAGACAGAATGGAAAGATTCTTACCTTCCACTGACTCAAGGTGAGTCTTATTGAACAGTTTCTTGTCCTCTTCATTCAAAACACCAGCACCAAAGATATTGAGCAAACTATCTAGACCAAGCTGCTTGTATAAGTCCAGCATCGGTTGGTTCAAAAAGAATGGAGTCTTCTGTTCATGCTCAATTGCCTTGACTTGATCAGAAGTCAATGCCACATCAGCATTGTTCATCTGTGTCTTAGCCACAGGTACAACAGCATCACCAAAGTACATTGGTTCAATGATTTCAGAATTGGCCATTTCAGCCAAGAATGTTGGATAAGCTTCATAGCCAGTACCCAATTGTTCATGATCCAGCTTGAACACGTTCAAGTCTTGTGTTGCACCTTCAGGCTTGATCTTGTTGTATTCAACCAGACCAACCTCAATCATGGCAGTGAGCACTTCAGTTGCCACTGCTTGAGGAATACCTACAGTAGCTGACTGTGAGAAATCATTGTTAGCCTTCATACCCCAGAACTCAGTGATGTTTGCTGCAATACGTGGAATCACATCCCACATAGTCAGTTGATCACCACTGTTGAATGCTGCCAGCATCTGATCAGACACATCATCTTCATTGATACCAAGTAAAGCTGCAACGTCTTTTTGTTCACGAATAACACCCATATTGGTTGCATTCTGGAACCAATTCAAGGAACCAAGAACAGCAGCTTCTACAAGCTCTTGGTTATAGATATAGCCACCTTTGCCATCAGACTCAACAATGTTCAGTGCCTTGCCACGCAAGTAATCATGAACAGGCTCACCCTTGTCCAGCAGCATACGAAGACTGGTGCCACTCTTGGGCACAATATCAAGAGCTGTATTCATGGAAGCATTCATACGCTTGACCAACTCACCCACCATTGCGGGCACACGCTCTACATAGTAAGTAGTAATCTCAGGCGTCAAAGAACGCTTGGTTGTGTCTCTACCGAGGAAGTCCACTAGTGCATCAGTGGAACCAAGAACAGACTGCACCAGTGCTGCAGGTGATACCGAACCAAGGAAACGAGAGGCAATCTTGCGTAGGCTGAATGCCTTATCCAGCGAGGTTACACCACGGGTATTGCCCAACAATTCAGGGTAGGCTTCAGCCACTGTCTTTGGTGCAGCAGGAGGAGTAACCTGTACATTTACAGCATCTACTTTTGCAGGCGTAACAACTGGTGTTACAGCGGAAGTTCCTGTTGCACTGGTTCCTGTTTCTTGGGGCGTTTGGTTCGGTTTTGTTTGGATGGCTTCAGAGGTTTGAGTGGCATTTGTAATCTCCGGGGTTGATGTATTTTCACGCAGGGCTAACTCAGCTTTGATTTGTTCCAGAATAGCTGAACGCTTTTCAGTATTCAAACGCTCTTGCAATTTAGCTGTCTTGCTTGCTTTCACAGCCTTGGAAATCTTCAGAGGCTTAGGTTCTTTGACTGCTTTAGGTTTACGTTCTTTCTTGGCTTTCACCACAGGTGCAGCAGGAGTTACCACCGTGGTAACAGGAAGAACAGCAGCAGGCCGCAATGTCTGTTGTTGTGGGTAACCACGTTTACCATTGTTGAATTCAGCAACTACATCAGCAGTACGGCCACTGGATAAAGCAGCATCCAATTCAACAATTGGAAGTGCTGATAAACCCAAGTTGTATGTCTCATTCAACTTGTTGTACATGTTGGCCAAGAAGCGTGCCTCAGCAGTAACACGCTTTGCATGGTTAATAGAACCTTCTTTCGTGGGGGAAATACCGACTGGCGTTTTAATGTCAGTCATTCCACCTTTAAAAGATGCAACCTGCACAGTTATACGGGGTGCATTTGGACCAGCAGCATAGTGTTGATTGATACCAGTCACTTTGTTGGATTGACCTAGGGCAAAATTACCCAGTGCTTGTAATGCTGCCTTGGCACCTTTCATATCCCCACGCATTGCCAACGTAGCAATACCACGGGCATGTTGTAAAGCAGAACGTGTACCTTGCTTATCTAGTTTTGGGTCATCTTCAGTTTTAATTTCAAAAGTCACAATGTCCCGAAGTTTTGGCACACCCTGTGCTTTCAACTCAACATCAAAAGCTTGTGCTGATTCCATCAAATTAACGGCTGATTGCAAAGAAGTTTTCTGAGCATCAGTTAATACAAGTTCCCCTTCTTGTGCCATTTTCAAAACTATCCTGCCCACAGCAGGAACAATTTGATCAGGGTTAGTTTGAGCAACCATAGCGATGACCTGTGCTGATTCAGGTGTTTGTTGCAACTCATTCATAAGCTTCACACCAGCAGGTGATTGCAACAGTTGAGTAGCTTTGACCAAATGTCCCATGACTTCTGGCGAGTTCAACAGGGAATCACCAATCCCGGCAACACTCTGGAAGAGTTTGCTTATCTCCGGGGGGAGCAACGTATCGTCAATGCCTCCCAATTTGTCTGTCGCTGACAAAGCAGTATCAATTAAAGTCTGCAAAGCAACTGCTTTCGCAAAGTAAGCCTTAGGGTCTTTCTCTTGCTTTATGTCTGCTAGCACTGCAGTGATTGCTTCAGGACGTGTTTTTGCACCAGCAATAACAGAAGCCACAGGCTGCAAAAGAGGTGACTGCAATTCACTTTCTTGAATGTTTAGTGCATCAATGAAGCCAGGGAAATCTGCCATAGCAGTTGCTTTAGCAGCGGCCACTTCAGGCGTATCTTTAGCAACAGGAGCCAATGCCTGTTCTACTTCAGTTTTAAGTGCAGGAGCTACTTGAACCAAAGCAAAAGACTGCTCAACAGTACGATTGATGGATGCAGGGCCAGCAGCTTCAGTCTCTGCCATAAGTTTGTCACCACGTTTGGCCAGATAGTCAGTCACACCACCAATGATTGAACCAGCAGCTTTAACTGCAGCTTCCACAGTGCCACGACCAACAGCAGGTACTTGAAGCACACCAGTAGTACCAAGACCGTACAACGCACCAACACCAGCTTGTTCACCTACACCTTGAGACAAGGATTGTGTGGGGTCAATGTTCTGTTGTGCGGCCAAGTTCTGTGCAGCTTGGCCAACACCACCTTGGATACTTTCTTCAATTGGTTCCTTAATGATGTTGCTAGCGGCAGTCTTGAAACCAACTTTAGATAGAGGGTTTGCTTCAAATGGCGCAACCAGCTTACCTGCCAAGATCGCAGCAGGAGCAACCCACGAAGCAGCTTTCAAAGCAGTGTCGTTAGCCAATGATTGTTTCTGTTCTTGGCTCAAGTCGGCACGACCAGCCAGCTTCTCCATAGCAGCAGTAGCTGTCTGTTGGTAAGCACCACCAGCTTCCATTGCACCAATAGACAAGGGCACAGCACCTGTAGCTATCTTGGGTACTGCACGAGCAGCAGCTTCAGTGAGCAATCCAGAGGCACGGCCAGCAGTTGTACCAGCCAGAGTGATACCTTTGGCGATAGGGCCAGCAGCAAGTAAGGAACCAATACCTTGAGCAGTGCCTGACATGAACGTAGTCGGGTCATCTGTGGCATTGCCCACAGCATCAAGAAAGTCATTCCCAATACGCTTCAATCCTGCTATTGTGGAATCACCACCAGCAGTAATCTCCTGATCCATTGCCAGTGTGTTATCACGGTTGGTCAGGTTATTCTTTATTGCCAGAATTTCATTGCGATTTTGTAGAGTTTCAGACTCTGTACTAGCAACAGCCTTGTTAATGCCACTCAAAGCTTGAGCAGTATTAATACCCAGATTTGAATTGGGAAGTTTATAGTTAATACCCAAAGCACCAAGCCCTGCATTTACACCACTGTTAAGAGTATTGGTAGTTTTATCAATAATGCCTAAACCAACATTACCAACGTTTGCAATACCATTTACAGCACCTGACAGAATCTCAGTCACCGTATCACCAATAGCACGGCCCGGGCTACGTTCAACAGAAAGCTTGCGTTGAATGTCTGAAGCAGCATCCACCATGCCAGTATTCAATTGAGCTGCAGTACTCTCACCATATTTCATGGCCAACTGGAAAGGGGTTAATTCACGTAGTTCCAATTCCATCATGGAAGCAGAATTAGCACCGACATTGTTTTGTCCCCCCACCACAGCATTGGTGTAGGTAGCAGCAGAAGGCATAGGCATACCGCCCAAACGTGCTTGCTTTTGGGCAGCAGTTTGTGCTACTACTTTCTGTTTTTCTCCTAATACACTACCACCGGAATATTGATTCAACAGGGTTTGAAAGTCAGACATGGTATTCCTGAAAATTGTGAGGGCTTACCTTAAGCATAACTCAATAAATGTGAAAAGACCCTGCAACAGCTTATGTTACAGGGTCTTGCTAATAAAGCACTTTACCAACTGCCTGTAGTGTTAACTGCCGCTTTGCTTTGAAGCAGTTCAGCAACCTTACTTCTCTTTTTAAGCACATCTTTTTCCAGAGCAGGAAGTTGTGCTTTAAAGCCAGCATTACTTTGCAATCCCTTAGCCCGTTTGTACAACTCTTCTGCAGCAGCTTGTGCTTGAATAGCAGCAGCAACGGCTGCATTCCCGGCATCAATATCTTTATTGGCTCCGTATGCACGCAGGGTGTCTTTGTTCTGGTAACGCTTAATGTCATCTGCCAAGCGGGTATCCCGAACAACACGGCCATCACCCAATTTGGTTGTGCTACCCGGTGTGAACCAGTCAATCTTGGTTGTCCAATCATTGCGTTCACTATTGCGAACAATCGTGTCAGCAGCTTGAGCAGGGGTCATGCCTGTTTCACGCACAATAGAATTGATCTGGTCAAGCACACGCCCAGAGTCTTCACCTTCCAAGATGCCTTTAGGACCGGTGACAAGGTTTGCTACTTCAGCAGCAGAAGCATTGTTGTTGGCGTTAGCTTCAATATCTTTATAGAGTCCAGTAGGATCATTCTTGACTTTCTGGAAAGCATTGTCCGTGGTGGCTTTCTCCAAAAGACGTGTTGCCATTGCAGGTGTGATAGTATCAGACAGGGTAGGTCTATCTACCTGAGATTCAACACGTCCTATAACCTCTTTCATTTGGGACCAAGGCACATCTTTATATGCTCCGGCAGTAGCATTTGGCAGACCTTGCCAAATAGCTTTTAAATTACCACCCTTGGATTCATTGAATAAAGCTTCAGCCAGTTTGTCTTGGTTCTCCAAAGTGAAGACTGTTTTTTCCCAGTCTTTGCCAAAGACTTTTGGAGCCAAACGCTCTGCAGTTTCCTGAGTAAATTGGTATTTACCCACTGCAGAAGAACCTTTGCCTGTACCTTTTAGGCCAAGCTTTTCATTGTCTCTGGTGTTAGGAATAAGAGTCTTACGCCCAAACTCACCCAATTCACCCAAGGTAGATTGAGATACTGGTTTAGAAGGTAAACCATATTCACCATAACCCAACACCACATCCTCTTGCCTGCCCTTGCGTGTACCAGCATGAATAGTTGAAGTCAAATCATCAGCAGGCTGCACAGCACTTGCAGGGTCCACATCAGCTTTAGAACCATACAGATTGCCAAAGTTACCCCCCATACCTTGTTGAACCAAGGCAGCTACTTCAGGGTTTTCAATAGCAGCAAGACGTTGACGTGCACCATCAGGGCCAGCAACATTGCGTTGAATGTCTTGAAGCAAGGCCAATGCAGTCTTCCTGTTGGCTTCGTCTGTGTCAGATTTGGTGTTGGCAACGGTAGTTCGCTGACTCGAGACAATACCATTTGATAGAGTAGCTTGAGCTTCAGGGGATAAACCGGCAAAACCACTGAAGTCTTGCCCTGTAGCTTTAGAAATCAAACTGTTGACTAAAGGCTTAACAGCATCGGTAGCCACATTGGTGTCCACCTTACGTGTATGCCCATACTGATCTTCTATCAGTTTTTGTGCTGCAGCACTGTTCTGACCTTGCTGTGAAGCAAGCAACAGAGGATTCAATTCCTTACGGTAATCGGCCATTTGTTGATTTGACTGATCTGCAATCAAACTGGTTGGACGGCCCATGATCGTAGCCAAAGCTTCAACTGAAGCATTGGCTGTGTTGAATCGACCAGATTGAATATCTGCTTGCAACTTCTGTGCATCAGAGTATTGAGCCAGTTGTTGCAGAGCTTGTTGATCACCAAACTGTGTCAGTGCACCGGACAAACCACCAGTACTAACAGCAAGAAGCTTTGCAGCAGAATTGATGCTGTCTTGTGGGTTGCCCAAATTAGGGGCAGCAACATCACGCCAAGTAAGTTGAGCCATAATAATTCCTTAAGCTTGGCCAGTAAGTTTACGACGCTCATACTCAGCAGCAGTATCTGCAGCAGACGTACCGTTGAAAGAGCCGATACGCTTAATCTTGTTTTCTAGTGTGTCGTTGTAGCTCTTTGTTTGGTTTGCCAAGTTAATATTGGCAAACTTCTGAGCAGACTCAAACTGTTTGTCGGCCAAGCCCAAAGACTTAGCACCCATATACAAGGAACCAAAGGAATTTAATCCTTGAAGACCAAGAGCAAGTGTAGGCATATTCATTCCAAAACCTGAACCAGAGGAATTACCAGCAGCAGAACCTTGCCCCCAAGTGTTCATACCACCTGACCGCAAACCTTGGCCTCCCCCCATTCCAGCAACAGACATACCACCTTGTTGGCCAAGTGAATAATCAACGGCTGCCGGATTAAAGTTAGCTGGTAACATGCTGGAAACACTGGGGGTTTGTATTGCTTGGAGTTGCTGTTGCAAAGTGAGTGGTGTGGAACCAATAGAATAGTCAGCCATAGTATATATATCCTTATTAGTCAAGGTAAGGGAGTGCGAGTTGTGGAGCAGGAAAGTTTTCCACGAGTTGAATGGAGATTGCAGCAATCTCAGTGCCTGTCATTGTAGTTCTGTTGAAGAACTGTGCAGGGTTTTCAGCAGCATAGCGTATTGCGTCAGTGATTGTTGTGGGATTCACACCAGTGTCTCCCATCAACTCTTGGGTAAGGCGATTGATTTCTTCCAATGCCTTGTTACTCTCCAGCATCAAGGCTTGAGTCTTGGCATTGATTTCCATTGCTTTACTCTGTAATTGGGCACCATATTGTTGGACACCACTCATAGACAGCCTGATGAGGTTGTCTGCTTTGGTCATCTGTGTCCAAGAGTCAGCAAGATTGAATGGACCAGAAGAACTCATCAAGTTGATGGTGACCACTGAAACAATGAAACCAACAATCTGACCAACATCTTCACCAAGAGCACTGATGGCTACTTTGGTGATCATTGCAGAAATGATTGCTGCAGCTACAGCATTGGCAATAGCACCAGCAACAATTGCTGCAGTACCTGTAAATCCAAGCGTAGCCCCTACTGCTGCATTAGTTCCAAGTACACCTGCAGATTCTGGACCAACATATCCAGTAAAAATAGCAATAACAATAATAGCCACAACAATAACAATCTGGAAAAAGCTAGTGGCATACCAAGGGATATACTGCTTGTCGTAGTAATTGATAACAAGAAATGAACACTCCAAACTCAATTGTGTTCTGCGAACCAAGGTTAAATCACTAAACACACTTTCATGTAATGGGATGATAAAGCTGGAGTTTTCATCTGTACTGGCAACAACAGTTGTTCCCAACGTGGTTGCAGTTATCCCTTGATACACATTATTGACGTGAACCAAGTCATAAAAGTCATACTCTACCCAAATATCTTCAGTTGTTTGTTTCCCAAAACCAATAATTGTTGTTGCTGTAGGTACATATTGAAGAGTGTCACCAATACCCCCATCACCTGAAACATACGTTGGAATGCTCAATGTTATGGTGCCTTTTACATACACCCAACAATGGCCAACTTTACCTAATGCCTTTGCATGAAAGCCATTACCAACAGTTTGACCGCCACCACGACAAGTAATAGATGTGTTATACAGCCAATCTTGTGCTGCAGCAGAAGCATTAACAGTAAGGGTATATTCCTGTGCTATTGGAGCAACAGGACGAGTTGGGGCAGTACCAGATTCATCGTTTGTAGATGTTTGCAGTGCAGCTATATATGTTGCCCATGCACTTTCAAAAGCAGAAGGGCTTTTATATGTACCTACTGCACTGATTGTTGTATCAGAAAAATTCTTGAAAAACTCATACAAATACTTTTGACCGTCTTGTTGCTTGGTACTCAGTGAAACACCAAACACAACCCAAGCATGGTCAATATCACTCAGTGATGGATTGTCAGCCAATGAAGTAATCAAGTTGTCGTATTTCTTTTTGGTTCCAAAACATTTCCTAAATGCTTTTCTATTCCAACCATACTGTGTTGGGAAGTGGGCTTCATCAACCATTACGTTATCTCTACGCAATGGAATGACTGGAAAGAACTTCTGTATGGTTGCAGGAGTATTAAACAGTAATGAATCTCCCGTAGTGCTTGTACTTTTTTGGTACAACGTCAATAAGTAAGGCAACCACTTTTCTTGAGTATCAGCAGTACTTACTTGTTTATATTTCCAATAAACTTCAAGGTAGGGAGTAACGACAGTTGTTTCTGTAGTTACAGTAACTCCATCAATAATTTCTGAACTGGTGGAAATACTTGAAGAAGTCAAGACGTTGTAAAAAGATTCTTCATCTTGTACAAGTGTAATTACTTTACCTTTAACAGTTGGTGTAGCAACTATAGTAGTTACTTTGGTATATCTACCCGTGATCTTATTGAAAGCAAGGTTTTGTACAGTATCACTAACTGATGTATTTGTTGGTGTGCCATCTGAGTACGAAGTAACTGTTGTCGTTACTTCGTTTTGCTCAATATTTTGAGCAACAGTAATTGGACTTCCAGTGAAATCTACTTTAACTGGTGGTGATGCGGTTAACCAACCAGTATCTGTAACCACCTGAGATACTTTAAGACGTTCCTCATGATACAGATGTACCACAGGCATGTTATTAGTTAGGTTGTACGTTGGGGTAAAAGTTGCAGTAGTGTTGTCTGAGTAAGTAATAAGTAGCTTACCCGTCAGTGTTCCTAAAAATCCCGGTGATTTTTCTAAGGTAGCCTTGAAAGTTTTACTTCTGTTTGTAGGAGCATTCTTAATAATCCATTCAAGAGCAACAAGGTTCAAATCTAATGCTGATGTAGTAAATGAGATGGCTCTTTGGTCATGAGTAGACTTCACAGGAACCAAGAAAACAAAGCCTGCAGCTGTCAGAGAATCTGAGCTATAGATTAACCCCCCAAGATTACCAACCTGTGTGTTGTATCCTGAACTCTCCGCCCATTTATAAAATCGAGAGTATGCAGTTGCTGGTCCTGCAATGTGAGCATCAACAATACCTTTACCCAATCCTCCTTTTGAAGTACCAGAGAAAATCATGCTGAGGATGTTATTCTTTATGAAATTATCACGACTACTAACATCCCCCGCTAAGTTATAAGCAGAGGAACCAACAGTGATTACTTCTTCATCACTAAAACACATATTGCATTCCTCTGCTTATTGTTTACAGACCGTTAAGAGTCTTAATGGATGTCAACACAGATGAGATGTTTGCACTAGAAAATGCTGTTGGAACAATTGGAGAGTCTTGAATTGCAGAATCAGCCACCCAAGCATCAGTAAAGATTTTGGCTGCATTTACTTCAGAACTGCGTTTGTAGCTGATAACCTGTTGAGCATACAAGTCCTTTTGAGACTTGACAGAACCAGCTACAGCAGCAGCATCAGAACGAGCATCCATAGTTTGTGCACGTTGTACTTCACCCTGTTCTTTAACTAGAGTCAGTTGAGCAGGCAGAATATTATCCAAGTTGTACTTGGCAATACCGTATTGTGCATCTTCATTGGCAAGACGTATCTTGTTAAGTGCAAATGTAGCACGCTGATTTTTCATTTCAGCCGTAGCAATAGCTAACTGTGCTTTTGCAGTCTCAAGCTGGACCTTGGCAATAAGAGCTTGTCCCTGTGCATTTACAGATGCCCAATAAGCTTGATCTTTACCCAGAAGAAATTGAATGGCTTGACCACATGCAGCTTGAGCCAGAGCAATATAAGCCTTGGTGTATTCAGCACCAGTGATACGACCAGCATTAAATTCATCTTTTAAGTGCACAGCTTGTGACGCCATGATTGCGTCATACGTACCTGTACCACCTACAGTACGTGTGGTGAGGTCTTCATTTGTCAGTTCAGATACTGCGTTGTAAAGAGGGTTTCCCACAATACTGGGAAAGTTGAATGCTGGATCATTCAGATTAACTGTGGGAACTGCGAACACCTCATCAACTAGCAGAGAGTCCATCAAGGCATCTGCTACGACTTCTGCACCATTACTCATGTCAATTCCTTAAATAAGAATGGCCCAATCAAAGGGCCGTTCATTGTGGGTCAAAGTAGTTTATTTGTTTCCAGCCGCCGCTTGTGCAGAAGCCAATTGGGTCAATTCAGCTTGTGTCAAAGGAGGCAGTATTTCCAAGGAGAACTCACGCACCCAAGACGATTCAATACGGATTTGGCCAGTAGCCTTGTCTGTATAGGTACGCACATTCTGGAAGCGCCGTGACTCCATTTCCGTATAAATACAGAATGGCACATGGTAGCCTTCATCACTTGCTTCACCGTATGGGATGTACTTCTTGATAGTGCCCAGATATTCATTAGCCACGCACAAGACTTCACCGGGAAGGTCTTTCTTTTTTGGGTCCAGATTCTGAATACGCAGGCGTACCAGTTTCATCTGTTCCTTAACCATAATTTCACGCAACGTCATTTGTCTGACAAGAGGCGCTTCTTCAGCAGCACCGACAGCAGCCAGTGGATTCACTTTGGTCACTGGTTCATCGGACACTTCTTCACCTGCTTGTTTTGCTGCAATCTTTTCACGCAAAGATTCAATGCGAATGTTGTTGGAGAATTTGATGCCCATCAGTTTGGCACGGTCTTTCAACAATGCCAGTTCATCTTCAACCATCTCAGCATTTTCTTGTTCAACTTGATTCTCCGAGTCTGCAAGGAGTTGTTCATTTTCAGTCATGTTATTTACCTAGTTATTGGAACCAAGAAAAGAAGGGGAGCATTCCCCTTCTTTCCAATTATCTATCTGATTAGATAGGAGCAACCGACTTCATCAAGCCGATACGTTCAGGACGTGTGACCAGAATACCGTAGTACCACTTGATCGAACTAAAACCAGTTTCACCATAAGGATCATTCCGATCAGCAGTCTCACGACCCGGCATTTTGGTCATAACCGTGAACTTCACAGTTTTGCCATCGGTCTGGAAACCAATGGTTGTGAAGGACTGATCACCCACCACCAGCACAGGGTACACGTCATACTTTTCCACGCCGAGCACAGTAGTAGTGCGGTAGCCCGGATTTGCAGTAACGGTAGCACCAGCGCCAGCCCAATGCAGCATGTCAGGAACTTGTACGAAACGCAGAGGACCAACCGAACCAATCTCACCATTGAGAACAGTACCTGCATCAGAGTAATGCTGCACAGCTACAAAAGCAGGGTTGCCAAAACTGTCCAAAATTTCCATTACGACAGGAGCCAACTCCGAACCAATGTAGGCAATACGGCCAGCACCAATGACTTTGGTATCCACATAACGTGAACCAGAGATCACCGTGGTTTGTTTCGGTGTACGATTTTCATCAAGTACCGAAGACAAACGCATGATGTTCTTGTAGCTCAAGAGTGAAATTGGATTAGGGCCACTGACTTCACCACGGATGGTAGCGTTGGAAGTGGCAGAACCAGCATACAAAACCACACCAGCCGAAGCCAGCAAGTCTTTTTGCAGCACGTCTTCCGTGATCTTGGTAGCACCGTTCATCAATTCACGGGCCAAGTGTTCCTTCAGCATGTCATCACTGTCAAAGTCCATCGACTCTTGGGTGAATTCATAGAAAAAACCAAACTTCAGCAACGAAGCTTCACGCGACAGACGGGTAAAACCAACACGATTCACACGGCCACCATTCTCACCAACCAGAGGCAGCTTGCTGGAAATCGTGCCAACGTCTTTGGACGAACCATACAAATTGCCATTGGCAATGGTGACACCAGCAGCGTCAATACCTTGATCGTTCACGTTGCGGTCATCTAGAATTGGCACGTACTCATAGACCTTGATAGTCTTGCCAAAGTTTTTTGGCATGTTCGTGACCGAAGCCAAAGGCATAAAAAACTGTTCCCGGCGAGCTTCAATCAGAGATTTCCGCAACCAGTAAAACGAGTTCATTTGATTGGAGCCAGAACCATCGACAGATGATTTGCTACCCGAAATAGGGGCGTTGTAATTCAACATTTTGTTCAATCCTTAAAGGCGGTTTTGCCAATTCTTTAGAAAGTCGTCGTCGCTCATACTTTGTAGGTTTACTACAGGTACGACGCGTTTTTGGGTTTGGCGTGTAAAGGCTGCTGCATTTGCTGCTGCACCATTTGCTACTTGCGATTTAGGAGCCACCACACGGGTAGCTACTGGCGCAATAACAGGGGCAGTAGTTTGCGTAGGCGCATTTTGCACACCTTTATTACTTGGTACATTTAAATTAGTAAATGCACCGCGAGTATTCAACTCATTGCCTACAGTCAAGTAAGCTTGAATAAATGGAGTACCCGCAGAAATCTTGCCCAACATAGCCTGACGGTTGATTTCAGCAGAGATAGTATCGTAGATACCATTTTCTCTTTGCTGTTGAATCGTAGCCATTACTTCTGGAGCTTTCCACAATTCTTCTTTAGAGGCTTGATCCCATGATGCGTTAATCAACGAAATGGTTTCTTGGCCAGTTGGGGTGGACTGTAAGTCTTCCAACACTGCACGAAACGCAATTTCATTGTCACTCACCACATGATTGCCTGCTTTATAAGCGGGTTCACTGCTCACATCAATATCCAGCGGATCAACACCTGAATCTTTAATCAGTTTCTTGAGGGCTTCTGGATTCTTTTTATCCAAGTCAATGAAAAAAGATAACTTTGTTTCATCAAGTAGACCATTATTTTCAAGCATTGCAAGAATCTTGCGATGCGGTGCGATGTCTTGCATCTTGCGGGTGAAATTAGCACCCATTGACGCAAGCTGCCTCAATTCGTCCATAGACTGAATTTCAATAGTCTTGCCGTTCGCCTTCAAAGGAGCCATAGCTTCTTTGTACTTGGCTTCAAAGTTTACAATTTCAGGTACTGCCTCGATTGTGGCTTCAGGCTTAACCACTGTTTTAACAACAGTTTCAGTCTCTGGTTCCTCTGCTTTTGGGAGACTGAGCGCATTGTCTGCCTCACCATTCTCTTGGTTCGGCAACTCAATACTCTCCCCAGAAGCAGGTGTGTCTGTTTCTGGCTTCTGTGTTGGAGTCTCAATTACTTCCTCAACGACAGAAGCAGGAGGCTCTACAACAACGTCTGGAGTTTCATCAACAATAGGTGGAGTATCCCCAGCCACAGTTTCTGTAGCTGAAGGTGGAGCTTCATTCAAGAAGGCTTCGTCGTCAAGAATAGCCATACTGGTTACTCCAGACTGTCAATAGGAAGTGCAGTCTCAGCACGAGCGTCATCCAAAGCACTATCAATGGAATCTAGCTCATTTTCTGCAGCATTACCCATCTGGATAAGCACAGACAGGTAACGCTTCAAATGTCCAGCAGCTTGGGCAATGGCCAAGGCATCCTTTTGACTGCGTTCACTCAATGCAGGATCACCGGAAGCTTGCACATAACGTGCACATTCCTTCTCCATGAACTGTTCGTTGATTACTTTACGGAAGTCTGCATTTTGTGTCAGACGTTGAACTGCTTGACGCATTTCAACAGCTTGTTTCATACCTTCACGTTGAGTTTCCAATTGTTGTACGGTGACTTCAGACATGCTGAATGGTCTTTCTATAAGGGTTAAAGGGAAATATTTGAACCAAGGGAAGAATAACCTTGTCTTGGTGCATCATTAAGTTTATCACTAACTTGGTTGAATCCAATCGCTGCAGCTAAATCAGGTGCTTGTTCACCTTCTTTTCTTGCTGCAGTTAGTGCTTTAGTAATTTGAAGGTTCTGATTACCTTCTGCTTGTGCTTTCATGCGTTCCATATCACGAGCATGGTGGGTGCCAGTATCTTGTTCCACATAATTCAAATCCATCTCATCTTTCTTCGATTGAGATTCTGCAGCTTTAGCTTGATTCAACGCAGCTTCAGACATGATTTTAGCCACAGTAGCACGCTTCTCTTCCACTTCAAGTTTAGCCAACTCTTGTTGTTCTGGTGTTGGTTCTGGTTTATACCGCCGCAGTTTCTCTGCCAGTGCTGGCATACGTTTCAAGTCAGCAATCTCAGCCATCACCATGAATGTAATCTCTTGACCAGCATTAGGGCCAATAGTTTGAATCATGAAAGCCAAGTCTTTTGCTTTGGCATCATCCACTTCAGCTGTGGAAATATCCACTTCCAGATCGAAATCGCCAGACAGATCATCCCGTTTGATTTCAACAAACTCGGTGTTAGTCACCCGGACCACTTCCTTATCTGACAGAAATACCGCATTCATTTTGATAATCTTGTAACCAACATCAGCAATTGCCTTGGCCAAACGACGCAAGATAGCCATTTCACGCTTGGAAGCTGCATCCAATACACCACGAATACCAGCAGCCACGTCACCATAAGCTTCACCGGAAATACCACCACCGAAGGATTTCACTCCAGTCAGTGCTTCAGCTTCTTGGTTTTGAAGATTTAACATCATCAAAGCTGATTGTGGAAGTTCAGGGTACTTGTGTTCAATTAATCCTGCTGCGGGTGTAGTCGTAGGGTTGAACTCATAGTCTTGCCCATTCTCATAACGGCGGCGATTCAAGGGGTCCAACATACCCTTGGCAAAACCTTGTTGACCGTTGGCTGAACGACCCAACAAATCAATCATGCCCCGAGATACTGCACCCAAGATTGCTTGGTTATCTTCCAGTAACTCAGCATCAGGCTCACCATATAACTCACGTTTAACCGGGAGATACTTGGCGATAACGAACGGCAGTGCTTTATCGGGGTATGGATTTTCTTCCATACGAATCATGACATTACCGATCCAAGTAGCCACGATACTGGTCAGCTCACCTTTACCATGAATATCGTAGAAGCCCCAATACTCATACGCCACAATCTTTTTACGTGGGGCATCTTGAAATTGAAAGTCTGTCGGTGTTTTGGTTGCAAACTCACTGTCAGACAAGGGAGCAGCATTTTCCCAATTCACTTTATCCAAATTGGTATAACGATCTTTCTCAGCTTCAAGGTCTGCCTTGCATGTCTCAAAAGAAACAACACCAAACTTGGCCTTGAGTACATCACCCTGACAAGACGGATCAATCACCACATTGGCAGGATTCATGACATCCACGGTGGGATGGTTAAAGATAATCTTTTCAACTTCAACTTCTTGTTCACCAGTCTGCTGTGCCATGACTGTTTGACCAGTCTCCTCATAGTAGTCAAGTGAGGCTTTCAATACAGAATCAGTCTCTTCCTCGTACATGCGAGGGTCAGTCTGTTTCATCTCCATACCTTGCTGCAGTGCCTGTATCTGTTCCTCTGTTTGCACAGGGAAGTATGAGTACACCGGAGCCATCTCTTTGACCATGACTGTCTTGCGATTCCAGCCCACACGTAAGACACAAGTACCTTCATCCACCGTAGCACGAACAAAATCATCAATCAGATTAACCCGATTGAGTTTGGTTCTAAATTGATAGTTCAACAACAATTCATTCTGCTTGGCAGAACGGGCATCTTCAAAGGTCTGAGGACTAATCTTATAGAGCTTATTGGTTCCAAGGAACGGTTCAGTCAATGCAGAATAACGCCACTCAGCCTGACGCCGAATAAGTTTAGGCTGCACTGACGAACGCCCCTTAACCTTGGCAGGACGTGCTTTACCCTTGACTGCCATCAAATCATTCCATGCACCAATTTTCAGCATCTGGGCACTGTGTGCACCAGCCGCTTGTTCCATGTCATGCTTGAGTTGGGCAATGGAAGGTTCTTTCTTCCAAGAAGTAATCTTGGCAGACTGGTTAGGGTCTAAAGGAACATTACCAATTGTTTGTTTTGGTTCATCATGGTTAAGAGAATCATCTTTCATTTTCAGTACTCATTCGTTATTTTGCAGGGGTGCTATTCGCTAATAGTACATCTTTGTTCTGTGATCCCCTGCTGGAACCAAAAAAGAAATTCAACACTGCACCAAAGCCAGCACTCAAGGAACCAAGAAGAATAAGCAATGATTGTTGGTCAGATACTGTAAGTAACCCCATCATCATAGTGATCAGAATACCAAAAAATCCAGACACAATAATCACAGCCAGAATGTCTGGGGTCCTGCTTTTAACAGCCATTTGCATTTCTCGTGCACCTTGAGTGTTTGTAACTTCAAGTTGTGCAATGGTGATTTCGTTTTGAGCCAAGAACTTAGTGAAGTCAATTTCAGCCAAACGAATAGCTGTCACTTGATCAGCAGTCATCTTGTTATCACTCAACGCTTTAGTGACGGCATCGACAGTCTTACCTTCAAGACCAAGCTTCTCTGCAATAAAGCCAGCAGCAATACCACCAAAAGGGCCACCTAATGCTGTTCCCAACATAGGTACAAGTGTCTTTAGAAATTCCATTACTGCCACTCCCCTGTAATCATTTGTTTTATCAGACGATCAGAACGCTCTGGTGTTTGACTATGCCATTTGCTCATTTGCATATTCATAGCAGCTTGTGCGTAGTTGCCCGTTTTGATGAGGTTTAAAGTATTTTTGAAACCAAGCAATCCAG